CTAGGTGAAACAATCAAAGAAGATGGAAATAACTTTATAGGAAAAGCAAAGATTCTTAGCACTCCAATGGGTAAGATTGCATCTAATTTATTAGGTGAAGGTGTTAAACTTGGTGTTTCATCAAGAGGAGTAGGGTCTTTAAGTAAGACTAACGAAGGATACAGTGTGGTAGGAGAAGATTTTACTCTTGCAACTGCTGCTGATATCGTTGCAGATCCTTCTGCTCCAGATGCTTTCGTAGACGGCATCATGGAAGGAAAGGATTGGGTATGGGATGGTGGCATACTTCGTGAGAGACTTGCAACTAAAACATACAAACAGATTAACACACTAGTTGATCAGAACAAATTAGACGAAAAAAAATTAAGCGTCTTTGAAGATTTCTTAGCAAATCTTTAAATATATAAATAAAAACAGATTATACAAAGGTAATTCGGAGAGTTCAAATGTCCCGTGGGAAAAATTTACAAGAAATGGAGAACGCCGTAACCAAGGGTGCAAAACCAGCTGAGCCCATGCAAACCATGGCAGGCGTGAGTTATGAAGACCTCGGTGGCCCAACTCCAGAAAATAATTCACCAACAGACGATTCTAATAAATTAAAGGATCCAGCTGGTGAAGGTTCATATGCAGCAAATTTAAAATCAGTAAAAGGTGTTATGTCTAAATCAGAAACCCCTAAAGCTCCAAAAATGGAAGAAGCAGAAACTGACGAAGAAGTAGTTGCAGAAGACCAAACTTCAGAAGAGGAAGTAGTTGCTGAGGAAGAGGAAGTCACAGAACTTCCCGAAATCACTGATGAAGTAGACATCGATGACGATGTTAATGCACTTCTCGGTGGTCAGGAACTCTCCGAAGAGTTTAGAGAGAAAGCTAAGACAATTTTCGAGGCTGCTCTAAAGTCTAAAGTTACCGAACTTAGAGAGGCCATGGAAGCTCACTACGAAGCAAAGCTCGTAGAAGAGGTCGAAGGCATGAAAGACGAACTCATCGAGCGTGTTGACTCTTACTTAGAGTACGTCGCAGATGAGTGGTTACAAGAAAACGCACTACAAGTAGAGCGTGGAATTAGAACCGAAATGACCGAATCATTCCTCGAAGGAATGAGAGGTCTATTTGAAGATCATTATGTATCAATCCCTGAAGATAAATATGATGTCGTTGAGAATATGGTAGACAAACTTGACGAAATGGAATCAAAACTCAACGAGCAAATCGAGAAAAATATAGCTATCACAAAGAGTCTCTCCGAGGCAACAGGTGGTAATATCCTTTCCGATGTTTCTGAAGGCTTATCAAGCACTCAGAAGGAAAAGCTCGCTTCACTTGCCGAAGGTGTTGAGTTTGAAAGTGAAGAATCTTATAAGGAAAAGCTTGAGACTCTAAAAGAGTCATACTTCAAGACTGCTCCAAAAAGAAGTGACTCGGAAGTGTTAAACGAAAGCGCTGCAACACCAGATGTATCTGGTAGTATGGCGGCATACATCCAGGCACTATCCCATGCCACTAAAAAGTGAATCTCAACTTGTTAATTAATCAAACGTAAACTTATTAGGTAAAAACGCAAATGTTTGGCAACGCAGAACAATTGCAAGAGAAGTGGAAGCCCCTTCTAGAACATGATGGAATTGATGCTATCAAGGACAATCATCGTAAAGCGGTTACTGCTGTCTTGCTTGAGAACCAAGAAAGATTTTTAACAGAGGAAAGATCATTCCTCTCAGAAGCTCCAACAGTGAATACAAATACTGGCGCTAATGCTGGTTTCTCTGGTGGTGCAACAGCAACTGGCCCTGTTGCTGGTTTTGACCCTGTTCTAATCTCATTGATTAGAAGATCTATGCCTAACTTGGTGGCATATGACCTTGCTGGTGTTCAACCAATGAACGCTCCAACAGGACTTATTTTCGCAATGAGATCCAGATTTGTTGATGGCACAAATGCTAACAACATGCTTGGAACAGAGGCATTATTCAACGAACCAGATTCAGCATTCTCTGGACAGACTCAAGAGAACGGTCTTACAGACGGATTCACATCTGTTACAACTGGTTTAGGTACAACTGCTCAGTCAGGTACTAACCCAGGCGCTCTTAACCCTTCAACAGATGCAAAACAAGTTGCATATGATGTTGGTCAAGGTATGAGAACAGATGACTCTGAAGATCTTGGAGAATCTGGAAAGACTTTCAACGAGATGGCTTTCTCAATCGAGAAAGTTACTGTGACTGCAAAGTCAAGAGCTCTAAAGGCACAGTACAGTTTAGAATTAGCTCAAGACCTTAAGGCAATCCACGGATTGAACGCTGAGGCTGAGTTAGCAAACATTCTATCAACTGAAATTCTTGCTGAAATCAACAGAGAAGTTATCAGAACAATCTACAAAACTGCTGAGACTGGTGCTCAGGTTAACGTAGCATCTGCTGGTACATTCAACTTAGACGTTGACTCAAATGGTAGATGGTCTGTTGAGAAGTTCAAAGGACTTCTATTCCAGATCGAAAGAGATGCAAACGCTATTGCACAAAGAACTCGTCGTGGAAAGGGTAACATCATCCTTTGCTCTGCTGACGTTGCTTCTGCATTAACAATGGCTGGTGTTCTAGATTACACCCCTGCACTTAACGCTAACTTAAACGTAGACGACACAGGAAATACATTTGCTGGTGTTATCAACGGTAAGTATAGAGTTTACATCGATCCATTTGCTGCTAACAGTGCTGCAACTCAGTACTATGTTATCGGTTACAAAGGTACTTCACCTTACGATGCTGGTCTATTCTATTGTCCTTACGTTCCACTACAGATGGTTAGAGCTGTTGGTCAGGATACATTCCAACCAAAAATTGGCTTTAAGACTCGTTACGGAATGGTTGAGAACCCATTCTCACAAGGTACAACACAAGGATCAGGAACACTTACTGTTAACGCAAACCGTTACTACAGAAGAGTATCTGTTACAAACCTTATGTAAGTCATATTGCATATTTTTTAGAGACCCGAAAGGGTCTCTTTTTTTGTGTCTAAATAGTAACATGGACGATAAAGAAGCTGCAAAACTTATTATCAAAAGATCAAAGAAAAATCCAATTTTATACTCACACGCTGAGATTCTTTATGTTAAAAGAATCAAAAAATTGCAAAAAAGTAAATGACTGATTCAGTATCACCCTTTGACAAACAAATAGCCAATAGGAACTATATGTCTCCTCTTGGGTTCAAATTGGTTTTAACAAAAACTCCAAAGGTTGATTTTCTTTGCCAATCTGCGAACATACCTTCAATAAGCATGGGAACTGCGATTCAACCATCTTATTTGAAGGATATTCCTGTGCCTGGAGATAAAGTTTTGTATGATGATTTAAGTGTTCGATTTCTAGTGGATGAAAAGATGGAAAACTATCTTGCAATTCACAAATGGATCACAGGTCTTGGATATCCAGAGTCTCTAGGACAATATGATCAACTTAAAAAGGATGATAATAGAACTGATACTCGTGTAGGAGATCAAGGAGATCCTCGATATTTTAATTATTCAGATGCTACGTTACAAGTTTTAAATAGTAACTATAAACCAAGTGTTCTGATTAATTTTAAAGATGCATTTCCAGTTTCACTTTCAACTTTAGATTTTGATGTCACAACTCGTGATTATAATTACTTCACAGCAGAGGTAACTTTCAAATACACCATTTATAATATAACTGATCCAAATGGTGTCAGATTAGATAATTACTTTAAAAAATAATTTTACATGATAAATCTTGATAAGATTCAGTCCATGTGGCAAGAGGACTGTAAGATTGATATTGATAACATGCATGAAGAATCAATTAAGGTTCCTCAATTGCATTCTAAATATCATGAGATATTAAACAATTTAATTTTATTACGAACCAAAGCTCAAAAGATACAAAAGAGTGTTCGTCATGAAAGGTATGAATACTACTCTGGTAAGGCAGATCCAGAGGTGTATGAAAAAGAACCATTTCCAAAGAAAGTTAGAGATAAAGACGCACTAATTAGATATATGGATGCTGATGATCGAGTATCAGATGCTAATTTAAAAGTTGAATACTATGATGTGATGATAAATTATACAGAAAGTATTCTCAAACA